CTGAGGGCGCTACCAACATCCGCGGCGCGCTGCAGGCGAACGCAGCCGCAGTCGCGGCGATTCAGACACGCGGCGCAACGATGGCGGACGTGCTTGGCGCTACCGCCGAAGGCAACACTGTCATAGTGTATGTGGCGACCGCTGCTAAGTCCTAAGCGTATGCTGTAGGTCAAGAGAATCAGCGCCTCGCTCCTTTGAGCGGGGCGTTTTCACTTGCCGATGCGGGAAGGGCCTAGATGGCGGGGCGTGGGGGCAGAGGATATAGCACGCAGGCTTCCTAGCCTTTCCACTCAACCCTGATAGAACAGCGCTCTCACTAGGGGGCTGGCGATGAGTTATGTGCCTTGGCTACTGGTGACGCTGAACGTCACCGGTGCCGCGATGATGGTGAAATGGGGCCTGCCGCCCGAGGTGCCATTCTTCGGACGCGATGACTCCGACCCAGTGCTTGGCATAATCGGCCTCACGTTGTTCGTGACAAGCATCGCTACGCGGATTGCGCTGACGATCACTTCGCCCTAGGGGGTGCGTAGGGGTCATCACCACCCCTTGGCGGAGAGCACAGCCTTGATGCCAACCGTCGCATCGGCCCACACAAAGCCCATCGCGGCCGTGGTCAGGTGCGCGCCATCGCCCTGCAGCAGGCTAGTCGGCACCACCCCGGCTGCCACGTCAGCATCATCACCAGGCGAGGTCGCATGGGCCGCGAGGATGGCCTGTGCGTTGAAGTAGTTGCCCGGGTAGGCCGCCGCGAGCGCCGCTTGCAGCGCTGTGGTGAAAGCAAGGTCTCCACCCGACATCACGCTGCGCTTGAGCGGGCTGTTGATAAGGAAGCGATTATGGCTCAGCAGGGCGATCATCTGCGCGTAGGTCGCCATCTGGGTCGACACGTCGACAAACCCATTGGGGGCCCCGTCCCAGTTGATGAACACCCCCGATGCGCACAGGCCCGGATAGAGTTGCATTTCGGCATACTGCTGCTGCAGCGTCGTGCCGCCAGACGAGGTTTCGATCATCGCCCGGCTGTCGGCGTTGGCGGTGATCGGCAGGCTCACGCCGCCCGAGCCGTCCATGTAGCTGTCGCCGTTGCCCCAAATGGCATCAATCGGCAAGTATTCATACGGGTAGAGTCGCACCCGCTTGATGAGATCGGAGCCCGTGTCCCACGTCTCGCCCGACGAACTGCGTCCGATGAAGAGCTTCCCGAGACCCGGAACCGACGCCGATACGTCCGCGACGGATGGGGACGTATTCACCTTGGCGACGATGCGGTTAGCCGTCGTTGACGCCGCAGGTGATCGAACGCGCCCAGGCCCGGACAGCGAATGCTTCCTGCAGGTCCGGGCTTCGGCGCACCATGCCGAGCATGGGCTTGAACACCTTCTGCGCCTGGTCGCCGGTTGTGGCGCCGACGATGACCTGCGGTCCAACTTCGTTTTCGCAGCAGAGGCAGTACAGCCCCACGCCGGCAGTCAGCGTCGACTTGGCCCCCTTTCGTGCCATCTCGATGTAGACGTCGGAGAAGCGACGGCCACCGTCCTCAGTTCGCCGCCACCCGAACACCGTCGCGAGGATGAATACCTGCGCCGGCTCGAGGAACAGCGTTGCGGTTTTCCACTGCCCCTCGACGTGCGGCAGTTTCTCGATGAAGTCGCAAACGTCGTTGCCGTGCCAGCGGTCGAAGTAGTAGCCCCAGGCCTTGTCCGACTTGGCACGCTTCAGGTCGCTCAGGTGCCGCTGGCAGGCCAGCTTCACCCACTTACAGGCAACGATGCGGCCCTTGACGACGTCCCAGGCGTACAGCTCGGCGATACCGGAGTAGTCGCGAGCGTGCGCCCCGGAGTTAGCGGCGAATGCCGTTGCGGAGGAAGCCATTTCCTGACCCTCCCGGCGTAGCGGCACCCTTGGCCTGCATGCGGCTGCGGGCACCCGCGATGCCAAACACCTCCTGCAGGCGGCGTACCTCGACCAGGGCGGTTACCGGCGGTGCCTCGCCCTTCTTCCAGCACTGCACGATCATGCCCTGCAGGTTGCAGTAGTTGCCGAAGGCGGTGCTGTCGCGCTCGGTCACGATCCGAGCAGCGATGACGCGACCCAGATCGTCCTGCCAGATTTCCTCGCCCTCAGGGGTCAGCCAAGTGGGCTGTTGCGGCAACGCGTCGGGCTCGACCATCTCCATGATGTCGCCGTCGCGATGCTTGCGCAGTGTGCCCTTCGCCGCCTTCTCGGCCGGCGTCTGGCGCTTGGGGCCGCGGTTCATGGAGTGCTTTCTCGGTCTGAAATCTTAATGTGGCCGCGCAGAAATCTGGTCCCCCGGCGGTCTAGCCCCCGTGCCCTGCAGACTTTTCGAGGGGCCTTGGGTTAACTTGTGAGTGGCTTGCTCATTCGTACCACTCCGATTTGGGGCAATCAGATGCGGCGGGTGTGGTAGACAGCCCGATGGCCAAATACTTCTTCCACATTCGTCGCGGCGATGCGGTCTTTGTCGACCCTCGTGGATTCAATGCCTCAACGCTGGACTATGCTGTGCGACGTGCGGCTAAATACGTCCGGGAAACCATGCGTGACGAGCCGGACATTCCCAGCAGCAGTCAGTGCATCGAGATCGTGGACGCGCAGGGTACTGTCATCCGGATGATAGCGTTCGAGGCCGTTCCTCAAGCTGCTTGACCCTGCTGTGGCATCGCCATGGTGCCTGATCACACAGCGATTGGAACGGACCGGCGAAGAAGCCCTCCTCGGTCAGCTTGCTCGCCGGGTCGACGTGGTCGCATACGGTGGCCGGGGTGACCCTGCCGGCTGCTAGGCATATGGCACACAGCGGCTCGGCATCGAGCTGAGCCTTGGCGGTGCGTTGCCATCGTGCGGTGCCATAGAGCTTGCGCCACGGTCGCAGTTCACGCCGCCGGCGATCGTCTGCACGTCGATGCTGGTCGCGGGTGCCCGTCGCCGACGGCGGCTTCGATGGCATTCCTTTGTCCTGTTCAGCGGCAGTTCACTCGCCGTCGTGTAGCCCCACCCACAGCCTTAGGAGGAGGATTAGATGCCCGATACCCGTTCTCTAGTGTTCTCGTGCCTGCTCGCCGTCTCAGGCGCAGTAAGCTTCAGCAGTCCTGCCACGGCCCAGGTGGTCGAGGGTGAGGAGCACTGCGTCATCAATGTCAAAAGCTCGGACGCGCTGAACGTTCGCTCGAAGCCCAGCGCCGCCGGCAAGGTGGTCACCACTCTTCGCTATGGCGAGTGCGGCGTGGTCGTCACTGGCGAATGCCAGGGATCGTGGTGCCCGGTTGAGGACGGCCACGACGCGGGGTGGGTAAACAGCAAGTACATCTCGATGGTGTCGCCCGCCATGTACTGCGTCACCGGCGTTGGTCCGGGAGATGGTCTCAACCTTAGGGCCTTCCCGGCCGTGACTTCGAAGGTCCTCACCATGCTGTCGCGAAACCAGTGCGAAATCTCATTCCTACCCTATGCCGTAGGCAGCTGGCAGAAGGTCCGAGTCGGTGGCTATGAAGGCTGGGTGAACCGCAAGTTCCTCTCTGGGGAATAGCTGCGGCTGTCCCCTACGCGGTGAATGACTCTGTTGGCTGCGAGCCCACGAGGGTCGCCGACGAAATCGTCGTGCGAAGGGGGCTTGCCGGGCCTCGTGCAGCCTTCTCGCATCGTAGTCGTTGGACTCGCCGCAACGGAGGGAACCCAGAATGAACACCGCCAACCTGCAACTCGAGGGCCTCTACCTCGTCATCGCCTCGCTGAACGAACTGCTCGTTGCCAAAGGCGTCGTCACCCGCGAGGAAATTGACAACGCGTTGCGGAAGGCCGAGCAGACCGCGATCGGCGACTACAACGTCGAGGAAATGAGCCCGGCCAACCGAGATGCGGTGGCGTTCGCAGCTCGATTGTTGCAGCTCGCCAACAACGGCGCTGGCGACGGCCAAATCCAGCCGTTTGCCGAACTGGCGAAGCTGGTAGGGCAGACGAAGGAGCCGTACCAAGATCAGCGCTAGCGGCCGCGACAAAGCTGCCGTCGCCTCTTAAACGCCATGGTTCCTCGATGCTCATGCTCTGTCTAGGGGAGGATGAGCTTGAGATCGCTTCTGCTTCTGTTACTTGCACTTGTGATGTTTGCCAGTGGCGTTGGATCGGCTTCTGCACGATCGGCCGCTACTGACCGGTCGGACATCCTTGCAGTGATCGCCAGTTGGTATGCCGAACTCGGCAAGCACGAGCAGGGGCGACCATATCGGCTTAGTGCCCCTGGCTTCATCGATGCCTCGCCGTCGGTCGAGTACACGGACACAGGTGCCGCGGTGCTGGGCCCGCCGATCTATACCTCGCTGGCCGCAAAGGCGCTCGTATTTGACCACGAGGTAACGAGTGTCCGCCTGGACGCGAACTTCGCCAAGGTACGGGTGTGGGAGAAGGGCTTCTTCTATGCGTTCGCCGCTCAGAGCACCTATGAACTGGCCGCGTCCACATTGTTCATCCTGGAGCGGGAAGAAGCTTCAGGGCGGTGGATGATCCTTGCTCACGAAACGAACGGGGTTGGCATTCCGCCTAGTCTGAGGACTGAACCGCTACCAGACATGCGGAAGGCTTGGGAGGAGCGCCAGAAGCAGGACGGGATGGCGGCATTCGTCGATTAAGCCACATGAGTTCGAAGGCTCACCATGTGGTAAAAAAGAAAAGCCCCGCGGAGGTCACCAGCGGGGCATCATGCAGGTTTTGTGCCCCCATTTGCCTGACCTGTCAAGACGACCATTTACCCGGCAACCACTCTATCGCGGCCAGATTGCTTTGCCGCGTACAGAGCGCTATCCGCCCGTTTCAACACTCCCTGAAAGTCGTGGTCAGTTTTCTGAAAGGTAGCGGTGCCAAGAGATGCGGTGAACCTGACATCCCCCGCGTCGTTGGTCGCAACGCGGACTGACTTGATCGCCTCCCGCACCCGCTCCGCGATGTCCATAGCCCGGTGCGGTCCGACCCCGGGCAACAGGATGACGAACTCTTCTCCCCCTATCCGTGCAAACATAGCTGAGTTGGCGTCACGAAAGGTCGGCAGGAGGTCGTGCATCAGACGGGTGAGCGCGATCAGAACTTCGTCGCCGGTGCCGTGGCCGAATTTGTCGTTTATGCGTTTGAAGTGGTCAATATCGATCATGACGACACTAAACGGGAGAGCGGCGTCGCTGCCCTCGCCGATGTAGAGGCCAGCTTCGTAAACGGCGTGCCGACGGTTGTAGGCACCAGTTAGCTCGTCGGTAATCGTGAGTTGTCGTAAGGATGCTTCGGCGTGCTTTTGGTCGGTAACGTCCTGCAAGATGATCTGCAGCACCGGGTTACCGGCCCACGGGAGGCGCCCCAATATGAGGCCGGCAACACGCCGCGTGCCGTCCCGCCTTTCGACAACAAACTCGGCGGTATGGGTTCCGCGTTCACCGCTCAGAGCGCGGGACAAGGCAGAGTTGGCCGCCGGTGCATCCTCAGCGCCGAGGTAGTCCAGCAAATGATGTCCGGAAAGGGCATTTGCGCTCGTCTGAAGAAGCATTGCTGCTGCTGCATTAGCGTAGAGAATACCCTGTGCGGTGTGTATCAGCAGCCCAACTGGAAGCGCCTCCAGCACCGCTCCCAAACGCTCTTGACTATCGACGAGCTGCTGCTGGGTTTGCCTCGCCTCGTCGAGCCCCGTTGAGTCCTCCTCGAAAAGATCGAAGCTGTCCAAGCGCGTCTCCAGGAAGGCCGGGTATCCGGCCAACTGCATATTCGCATTAGTTTCGGGACAAGTAGTTAAGGCGCCACCGCAACTTGAGGTACCGTTGTCATGCGGCTCGCGGTCGCTTGATCGCCGCTTTTTCCCCGTCGGAGGTGAACGTCTGTCGGCTTTGATCGTCCCACCGCTCGCCCTCCTGCTTGTGCCGGCCGCGCGCGATGAAGCCGAACTCGATCGCGGGCAGGTCGGCAGCTTCCAAGACCATCCGCGTGACCCGATCTCGCGCGGCGCCGCCCTTACCTTTGCCGAATGCCTCAGCGACCTCGCTGACCGTCTCCCCACCGACAATCACCCGGTCGGCGATGCTTGTCAGCGTACCAAGTCTGAACCGTGCATTGCGCAGCCGGCGACGCGCATCCTCGCCAGTATCCGCCACTACGTTGCCCGCACCGGGGCTGGTATCCACCCGGGGGGCAGCGTAGTCGATGGCCCCTCCCGCACCGAGCATGGCGCGCTCGGAAAGGTTCTTGAATTCGGCGGCCGCCTGGGTCTGGGTTTCGGTGCGCTTGCGGATGCGCGACATGCCACCGATCAGCTCGCTCATGTTAGTGTCAGCCCGGATGAAACCTACCCATCGAGCGTCCGGAAATCGCTCGAGCTGGTGTAGCAGCTCGGCCCTCGACATTGAGGGGTCCTGAACCCGCCGCTTTTCCACGACGGGCTCCCGGGTCCGGGCCACCACTGGCTTTCGGCGCCCCACGCCTTCCTTTGTGTGGACAGCGAACCCCATCCGACGACAGCGGGTGACAGCGTCGTCCACCTGAGCGGGCGTCATCAGCCCGGCACTGCCCGGCGCAACAAACACCTGCTCAAGCACCCGGCGCAGCTTATTTGATAGCTCGGCGCCGTTCGCTTCTATCACTGCGACCACGGGAGCGCTGGGACGACCGATCCGACCTATGGCAAGATCGGCGCGGCGAGTGACCCGGATGCGAACACCGCCGACCTCAGCTTCGAAGATGATCCCGGTCATGCGCGGAAACCCCTGAGCTGGTTGATGAGGTCGAGGCGGCGGCTGCGCTCCGCCCGCCTGGGCCTTGGTGCATCCGCGCGCCGGACCAGCTCCAAGTCCACTTCGCGAGGCGGCGCGGGGTTCGCGTGCACCACCACATTGAAACCGCGCTCCCGAGCAAAATTCACGACGCGATCACGCTCGGCAGTGGTCAGCCCATCGTAGAGCGGACGGTTTCGCTTCCCCTCGATGGCGCCAACCAGCCAGCCGCGGGAGTTGCGAACAACATAAACCTCGCTGGTTCGGATCATGCGAACGCGCGAACCGCGAGGCGTTGCTGCCATCCGGCGAGCGTTGGTCTCACCCACCATCGCCTTGGCGGCGGCGAAATCCTGCTGCGCCAGCGAGCCGGTGGTGGTCATGCGGTCCCAACCGCTCGCTCGCAGGGCTGTAACCAGTTCGTCGATATCGTCGGTGTCGGTCACGTCTATCGCCTTTCAGGCTATGGCTTCGGATGGGTTCGTTCGGGCACACTTCGCCCTGCGATGGGGGCGAAGTGGTTGGGCATGGCCACGGATTGGGACGCACACAGCACGACCTGGATGCATGATTTCCTTGCGGAACGAACCGGGGTTGCCCTGTCGGCCCTACATGCGCTTCGACTGGCAGCGGCACCCCTCTGCGGCCATCCAGGCGACCTGCGAAGGGCTGCACCATCTAGGGTGCGTCCAGTGTGGGTAAGGATGCCTCCGCGATCAGAGCCGGTCTTGTTCCCCGGTATCTCCGCCCCAGTCGCTGGGGTCACGTTGCGGACTATGTTGTCGCTGTTCCCGGCGCGACGATCGGCTTTACCAGACCGGTCCCGGACGCAGTCTCAGGCTTTGCCGCCGACTGCATTTGGCCTTGGCACCTTGCGGCCAGCCGGGGGACTACATCTTCGCCTCCCTGATCAGGTCGGCGATCAACCGTTGCACCGCGAAGATGCTCTCGGCCTGGTGGACGTCATTCACGTCCAAGCCTTCAGAGGTCGGCATCAGGTAGGGACGACCGGCCCTCTGAGCGAAATACTCGCCGGCGCCGAGCCCGCCGAACTGGTCGGGTTTCGCTTTGGGCGGAGCATCATGGTCGGCCGCGATAAAACGTCGGCCACGGACGGCTTCCGCCACGCGGACGATGTTTGACGCCGAGAAGCACACCAGCACCGTATCGCGCCGATTGAGACCTCGTAGAGCCAGCCGCAGCGATAGGCCGGTCGCGAATCCTTCGCAGAGCCATGTGTCCGCCCCGCTGGCGATGCGATGAGCGGCCCCGCCCATGTCACCGCCGTAGAGGAATTTCTTGGTTCCGTCTGGCCAGATGAGCTGCACGCTCGCCACGCGATTGCCGATGCGAGCCGGGAGCACGATCGCGACTTTCGCGCCGGGCGGTACGAGGTACGCCCCACCGATCTCTGCGGCTGCATCGGCGGCGATGACCAAGGGGCGCTCGTCCGGAAAGCCTTTGCGGGCGAGGTATGGATGGGGCCCGGGCGACGCGGCTGCGATCAATCGGCTGGCGATAGCGGATGCGCGATCGGCGCGTTCACGCTCGTGCTGCCGATCGTCGCGTCGCTGCTGCGCGTACCGCTTCCGGTCGGCGGGGGTGCGTTCCTCCCTCAGCCACACCGTCGACTTCTCGCCGGTCTGCCAGTTCCACGCGGTGACCCGGTCATCGTCGAGGATCACGCGACCGTCGCCGCGGCCATTCTTGCCGAGGGTGTCTGTCGACAGCCAGCGCCGAGGCGATCGATCATGCGGCGGCTTGACGCCGACGTCGTCGCAGGCGCGGGTGATGGCGTCCTCGAGGATCATGCTGCGCGCTTCCTGCTGCCGCTACGGAACCGCCTCACCTCGCGCTCGACGAGGCCATATTCATCCGTCCCGACGCGCTGGTAGTTGCACGGTGCCTCATAGAGACCGTGAGGCAGCTTCGACGAGGGGTAGATGCCGTGCCAGACGCCGGCCGCCCATTTGCGAGCCGCCTCCTCGCCCTTACGGGTATTGGCCATGCAGTAGGCGAGGGCGGCGTTCCAAACGCCGCGGGGATCCTTCAGGCACGCGGCGCGAAGGCCGGGACGGGGCGTAAATGCCGCCGTGGCATCGTGAGCGAAGTCGATGAGCTTGCCCTGCACGATCTGGATTTCGCCGCGCTCGGGACGCTGCCACCCACACGCCGGGCATGCCGCTTCCCCCGGCGACATCTGTGTGCCGCAGTCACCGCAGAAGTGATCCTTCCGGACCTTCTCTTGAGGCTCACGTGCCTCGCTATCCTTCTTCTGCGCGCTGGACAGGCTGTCGACGCCGTACTGGTACAGCCAGCTGGTGTCCTCGGCGAACGAGATGCAGTTGCCGGAATGGTCCAGCCAGAGCCCAAATTCCTTTCCAGGCGACACGCGCATGACGCGCCCCATCTCCTGGATATGGCTCGAAAAGCTCTTCCGGTACGGCCGGCAGGAGATGCCGCAGAGCACGTCCGGAACGTCAAAGCCCTTGGTGAGCACGGCGCAGGACACCAGCCCATCGATCGCGCTGTCCGGCTTCCGGAATTCGGCGATCTTCGCGCGCCGCTCGTCGTCGGACGCGTCGAGGTAGCTGATCTGCTGAAAGTTGAAGCCGGCCTCGGCGAACTGCCGGCACAGCTCGGCGCCATGCTTCACGGAGGGGGAGAACACAATGGTCTTCACCGGGCGACCAAAGGTCTTGGCGGTCTGCGAAATCCACGTCTGCACGACGTCGCCGATGATGGTGATACCGCGTTGCCCGGCGTCCTCTTCTTCGTACTCGCCGTTGAATTTCTTCTTCGCTCCAGTCATGTCGGCGCTCACGCACGCCTTGATCCGGAGGGGCGCGAGATAACCTTGCGCTATAAGCTCGTTGACGGTGGTGCTGTTGACCAGCCCGTCCCAGTCGTCGGCCATGCCGGCGGTGAAAGGGGTCGCTGTCAGGCCAACGACCTTGGCGGTGTCCGCCTTGGCGATGAGGTCCAGCACCGACTTATAGACCGCGTGGCACTCGTCCCAGATTATGAGGTTTGGCAGGTCGCGAATGTTGCGGCGGGCGAGGGTCTGAGCGCTCGCGATCTGGATCGGCTTTGAATAGTCGGTGAGGAAATTGTCGCCCTGAATGATGCCGTGGTCGATGCCGTACAACGAGAACCGCTCGCTGGTCTGGTCGATGAGCGACACGCGGTCGACGACGAACCACACCCGGGAGCCCTTCGCCAGCGCCTCGAGGATCAGCTTGATGGCCGTCTCGGTCTTGCCCGATCCGGTGGGCGCTACAAGCACCTGTCGGCGGCGACGCTGGCGAATCCCATCGCGCAGATTTTCGATGGACTTGCCCTGGTACGGGCGGAGAATGACTTCGCGAGGTTCGGGGACGAACAGCATGTTCATGCGGCGCTGCGCTCCGGCGCCTCGTCGATCATCCGCCCGCAGGTCGTGACGAACCACGTCCAATCAAGCTCGGCCACGCCGGCCGGTCGGCGCTGGTAGAGGACGCGAGCGAACTGCTCCGCCCACTCACGGGGCGCACCCGCCTCGAATTCGATAATCGCCGCGCGCTCGTCGATCGCGTCGTCCCGCTGCTCCTGCAGATAGGCAGCAATCGCCGCCCGGTGCTGGGTGATGTACGCCCGGGCCTCGGCGCTGAGCTTGGCACCGCACGCCAGCGTCATACGGCCGTCGGCGAGGACGATGTCGGCGCCTTGGGCGCGGACCCGCGATAGGATGGCGGCAACGTCAGGCATTGACCACCGCCCCCGTCTCCATGTCGATCACGACGTCGTCGTTGTAGCCGAGGCGGTTGGCCTGCTCTTTCCAGAAGTCGGCCGAATTCTTCCACGCCACCTTGTCCCGGCTCTCTGCGGCGACGCGGGTTTCGAGAACGCGGATTTCCTCGTCCTTGTCAGAGACGACCTTCTGGAAGCCGCCCTGCTCGAACTGGGTGCGCATGCCATCGAGCTCGGCGAGAGTTGCCTTCAGGCCTGCGTTTTCGCGCTCCAGCGACTCGTTTGCTTCGCGCAACTCGGCGACTTCAGCGAGCAGTGAGTCGACCGTGCCGGCCTCGACTTTCTCGATCGACGCCTGCAGCCGTTGAGCATCGCGGATGGACTGCGGGAGGGAAGCGCGGGCCTCGTCGCGTTGGCGATCCGCCTGTTCCTGGTGCTTTTCGCCGGCACGAAGCAGGTTGACGGTGACGCGCTCACCTTCGGCCTCAACCCGACCGCGGCAGTCACCGACGATAGCATTGAACTCGGCAGCCGGGACCGCGGCCAGTTTGCGTGCGCGATCTGCCAGGTGTTTGTCGATGCCGGCTTCAGACAAGGTGGCGCGGTCTACCGGGTCTTTTTTGGACCCGGTAGATTGGTACGGCTGGCCGCCCTTTGCCTTG